GTTTGGGGCAAACGCGACCCCGGTGCTTTGCAGCGGCATTAACGATTTGGCAACCCTGTTCGAGGAAGAAATGGGCGAGGACCTGCTTTCTGGCGGCAGCGGCTATAGCTACCACGAAGTTAACACGGTCGTTAAATTCTAAAGGGGCTTGGGGCGCGGCCCCTTGCAGCCCTGATAGGTAAAACTTTAATAAAATTTTAGATATCGGGTATGGCGGGGCGCATGGCCCCTTTGGTTACTTTAGCAGGTCTGGCGGCTGCAGTTCAAAAACGCACTTAACGCCCTTCTGCTGGTCGACCGGGCAAATGCCAAGCGCAGGCAGTTCGCACAAGTAGGCGTAGGCCTCGTCAAAGCTGGCAAACGGGCCAATATGCTGTGTTTCTAAGTTAAGCTGGCCATGCTGCCTAAAAATCACAATGTACATGGTGCAAACCCTTGTTGCGTTGTTGTTAGACCGAACTTACCACAATGGCCCCAAGGTGCAAGCGGGTTTGCCGATCATGGTTAACAAGTGGTAAACTGGACCGTTAACCGGGCATTAACCATTGCGCGCATAGGTAGAAAATAACTGTTGCGCGCTGCCGTGGTTATGCTATTGTCTGGTCATACCAAACAACAACGCAACGGGGTTTGCACATGGGTGACCGCATTGAGCGCATGGTAGTAGAGGGGCAGCGGTTTACCGTTGCGGGGCTGCTGGAAGAGCACAAGGCTGGCAGGTTTAAGCCCATGGACAAGGCTGATTTTATGGCCTTTGCCGACGCACCCGAGGGCAGCAAAATGCTTAACGCGCACGACGAGGACTACGATATTAACTATACGTACATACTGGCCCCGCACAAGGCCGAGGGCGTTATACACCTTGAATGCGTTGCGCAGGTGGATGGCGGCGGCGAATACATTTATATTGCCACCGTGGACCGGGGCGGCATTGTAACGGATTGGGAGCAAATTGGCTAAAATTGTATCTTTCGGTATGCCCCGGCTTTGCAGCCGGGGCGCGCTTAATTGGTGCCGATAGTTAAAGTTTTAGACTTGTTTGCCGTATGTTTTAATAAAGTCACGGGCGATCTTGGTTAACACAATCCTGCCATTACGGTCGGCCAAATACCCGGCTTTTATTAAAAACTGCTGGTCGGCCTTAGTGATTTGTTTACCGACTACAATTTTATTTAAAAGCTTGACGATCGTTGGTTCGGCCATGGCTTAACGCCGTGCAGTGGCCGCAAGCAAAGTATTAGCGACCCATGGGTGGTCGCGGGTAATGTACTTCTTGCGCGGCACAAGTATTGTTTGCCCGTTTGGCTGCGGCTCTTCCACCTGTTGCATGTAATAATAAGTATTGTTTGCCTCGTCTATTACTAGGCTGGCAAACTCTTGCTTTTCTTTGTTTTGCAGTTGCTTGGTTAAGCGCTGCTGGCCGTGCCATGCGTGCCGCAATGCTTCTACCTCTGCCATAGCCATTTGGTAGGCCTCTGCAAAGGCCGCTACCCGCGCCCCGTTGGCAGCGTGCAATTCCCTACCAAGGACGGTTAATTTTGTCTTTAACAGTGGCCGCATGTGGCCATGGTGCTTAACCATGGACGGTATTAATTCGTTAACCTTTTGCGTTAACCGATCGTTAGCCTTAACAACCTCGTCTATATATGATTGCAATATAGCTAAATCTTTATCGAACTCTGCCTGTGGCTTTTGGGTAAACGGTTCGTAATTAGTGCGCATTTTAGATATCTCCTGCCGTTACTTGCCTGTTGGTTGTATTGCGTGGCCCGTGGTTGTGGTAGCCGGTTGCATGGCCAGTTAGCACAATTTTATGTAACTAAGCAAACGATTTTACGCAAATGGTACGCTTTACCGTTTTCCGAACATTTTTAGTAAAATGCGCACGGGGCGCTGCCGGGTGGCCGTGGGGCGCGGCCCGTGGGCCGAAAGCCATGCCCCAACAGGCAGTTAGCAAAGCGTTAAGGTCGGAATTAAAGGTTTAATAAAATTGTCGTACGTTCACAATGCCCCTTTTTACTATACTGTGGAGGCAACTATTTTAAATTAATGGTAAGTTTTATTTATTAATTAAAATAAGTTAGGTTTAAAGTATAGGGAAACGGCCCTACTTTGTGTGCCGGGTGAACTCTTTAAGCAACAGCTAATATAATAGGCTGCAAGTTGTCTAAATGTTTAGAGATCGCAGACCGCTTATATTCTGTTTGTGTGGGGCGCAAGCCTAAAGTCGGATCATGGTTAACGGGTAGTTAACAGCCGCAGGCCCCGGCAAGGCCGGTTTCCATCTCGTTAACCTCGGTTATTACATGCGTACATGCGTATATGGAAAATGACCGGGCAAATGGCACGTTGCGCAGGGGCAGCGCAGCACGTACCTAGCACCAACAACGACCGCGCTAAGCCACCTAGCAGCCCCGCCCACGCGGTCGGCAGGCATGCAAGCTACCACCCTAGCCGCAGCGCGGCACGCGCGCCACGGGCCAGCTATGGCGGTCGTCCTACCCATGGCAACAGCCCCGACAATGGTTAACGGCCTAAACAGTTTAGTTGCATAACCTGTATTATGGAACTTAGATTAAACAGTTTAATTTAACGACCTAAAAGTTTAAATAACCTTTAAAATGTTTAAATGGATGGTTAACAAACAGTTAATACGATCGCTAAAGTTTTATCTGTTAAAGTTTGTCTAAAATTTAAGCTAAAAACAATCTACTCCTGTCGGCTCTCTAGCTCCGCGCTCCCTCGCGTCTCGGTGTCTGGCAAATTCTGCCAAAATTCTTTTCAACGAATGGTTGCGGTTTAAAACCCTGCAACTTGGGGCCACGGGCCGAGAAGAAAATGCCCACATCAGTCACCAGAGAAAATTTTACCCCTTGCCAAGCACATAAAATAGCTGCTATTTACCCTCCCAGAGCGAAAAGGCAGCCGAGGAAGTCCGGTAAAACGGGCGACGGTCCGATCTCACGTATTAGACCATCCGTGAAGGAAGACACACCGATAGCTGCCCTGTCGAGCTAGGATATAAGTCCAAGTACGGTAGCAACCCGAAACGGAGTAGTCATCTCTCGCTGGGTGACGAATGGTCCAGGGTCAGTGTTGAGCCTTCATCACAAATCGCTGCAACCGCAAGCCGGATAGTGCATTCCTAGCCTTCTAGCTCTTCCAGTTTAACGAATGCCCCCTCAAGGGCCGCATGTACGATATATTGCGGTCGGCGAGCAGTGGGTAACGGATCGACTTGCTGTTATGGTTGGTCGATCCGTTCAATTTTGCGGAGCGCCGCGAGCGCTTGTCAACGGGCAACGGTCATCCCCCTTCCGACCCCGACCGTTGGACGCAAGCCGGGATGAGGCGAAGTCACTCACCGCTGAACCCGGCACCACTCGTTAGTCTGCCATCGGGCCGCAACACCCTGATGACTAATCCTAATCCGGTTGCAGAGTGCCGGAGGAAGCATGGATGGAAAGCCTATGGCATAACGAAATCCATGTACTGGGCCAAGTCAGGATGGTCCAGCGCGTCAGAATGAGGCTAATGACAGAAGCCTGACGGAAATATTGTCTCAGAAAAGGGCATGGTCAGAAATGGCTGTGCCCTTTTCGCGTTCATAGCCGCCGCAAATTCTGCCATAAATGTTTTCAATAAGCCTAGTTACCCAAAACCGTTTAACGCTGCTTGTTGCGTGGAATAAAAACACACTATCTAATGCGCAAATTTGCTTGCCATTGAGAGAGCCTTGAGCTAGTTCTGACACTGCCTGCTCGGGCTTCGTTGGCCGGTCGCCCTCCTCGCTCCAAACGTAACGGTGACCGGCCACTCCATCTCTCGGCACGAGGGACTATCGTGCAAGAAGAGAGCATCCTACACAAATTCGTGGAGAAATCTGACGAATTGGCCCTGCAAGTCAATGAGCTTGGGGTCATCCTGGACCCGCGCATATACGACGACTGGTTCGTCCTGCTGAAGAGGGTCAAGGAATGGATGCAAACCTGCGAAAAATCAACGACGGACTAGATGAGCTCCTCAAGAAGACGCAGCACATCAATCGGATCATGTTGAAGCAGGACGACATCATCACGACCTTGCTGCTGAACTTCCGCAAACGGCCAAATCTGGTCAATCCAGACGTTTTCGCTTGGTTTGAGCATGAAGTTGAGCAACTGAAAGCGCTCAAGTATGAATGAACGGGCCATGTTCGGCATGCTTTTGCTCGGCACGATCGCCTTTGCGGCGGTAATTTTGATCGGAGGACTGCTTCAACATGGCTAAAGTTCGTCCAGAAACCCGCCTGAAACGCTTTGTGAGGGGTAATTATCCCGGATGGAGCGAAGCTTATGAACCCGGCCTGGGGTCAGGGGTCGGCTATCCTGACATTCAGGTGTTGGGGCCAAGCGGGAAATTGCTCCCGATCGAGCTAAAAATCGGTGTTGTGAAGGCGGGAAGGCTGCATCCGAGCGAAGTTCGGGGTCCGCAGGTGGTCTGGCACCGCGAATTTGCCCAATCTGGCGGCATTTCAGTGATGCTTATCGGGCTGGAAACCGGCAATGCTTCCGGCAAATTCGATCTGTTTTTCGTGCCAGGAATGGACATGATCGACTGGAAAGAGGGATACGAATTCGACAAATTGCACCATATTATGGCTGACGACCCGCTTCTGAGTGAGAGATTTGTCGGTTTGGTGCAGTATTTCCTCAAGGAAAGCCCTGTCAGCCCCTTGCGCGCTGTGGCGGTCGCATAATATAACGAGGGCCGAACCTACGGAGCCGCTCCCGTGACCGAGATTACCGCCGAAGACCTGACGATCAAGGACCTGTTCCTCAAGGCCGAGCTTGACAAGGTCGATTACGACCCCGAACTGGCGACCATGTTCTGCCAGAACATCATGGAAGGCAACTCCATGATCGAGGCGGCGTGCGGCGTCTATGCTTCCGACGACACTCCCGGCATGTGGGAAAGCGACGATCCGGACGAGCAGAAGCAGCTTGATCGGGAATTGCGCAAGCACGGGGCCGCGCTTCTGCGGAAATTTAAGCGCTGGATGGTGCTCAACGACCGCTTCGACCAGATGGTCAAGCTGGCGCTCCAGCAGCGCTGCTATGCCTACGTCGAAGAGATGGTCGAGATCGCTGACGATGCGACCGACGATGCTGTGATGGGGGCCACCGGGCCGACGATCAACGGTCGCGCCATTCGGCGTGCCGAACTGATGATCAACACCCGCAAGTTCGTGGCTTCCAAGCTGCTGCCGAAGGTTTTCGGCGACAAGACCCAAATGGAACTGACCGGCGCAGACGGCAAGGACCTCGGTCCGGTTGCGTTCAATATTCAACTTATCCCATCGGGCGCTTTTGTCACGGCAGAACAGGCGCTCAAGGAAGCAGAGGAGCGAGACGGCGGTGCTCCAGCCACCTAAACCGAGAAGTGTCGGTGATCGTACCGGCATGGAACTGATCAGCCTCGCACAACGGCTGAAAGTTCGTGAGAATTTCGCAAAGCAGGCCAACAGGCACCTGCAAGGACAAGAAATCAGCGAAGCCAACACCAACGACATTATCACCTATCTGGCAAGATATGGCGGTCGGGTCGAGGTTCGTGGCTTGGGGACATTTTTTGTTGTCGATGTGCCTGCAAAACCGCGTGTCGTGAACGGTTTAACTATTGTCAGACCTGCACGGCGCATAGTAGACTTCAAGCAGTCGACACTACTCCGCGACATGCTGAACAACGACTTTTTCAGCGATGAGGTTCCAACGCCCAACAGCGATTATTTCGTTGAAGTGCGGAACATCATGCTGTAGGCGATCTCCGTAATTGGCTGGCCCTTGGAGATCGTCGACATTCGGCGGCGGGGACACTGACCGCACTCTGGTTTCCGGGGTGCGGTCGATCTCTAAGAGGGCTTGAATGGACACCTTTCATCTCTGCCAGCCTGCTCGACAAGAGCTTGTCCCCACGAACAATTTCGTTGCTGCTGGCGGCGGCAATGACGGCGGCTCAACGACCAACATTCCGTTCGAGGTCTCTTCCTCGTTCACGGGCGGTTCCGACGACGGTGAGGCTGTCTGGACTTATGCCGCAACGCAGAAGTTCACCATTCCGGCCAACTTTGTCAATTCCCGCGCCGCTGTCGACCCCGATACGTTCAACGGCTCGTTCCGGATCATGCTGAACGGTGTGCAGATCGGCACGGTCAGCTTCGTCAATGGCGTCGAGAGCTTCACCGGCGCTGGCGGCACCGTGGTCCCTGACGACGAGTTGCAGTTGGTGGCCAATTCGGCCTACGACTTCACCAGCATGTCGATTTCCCTCCGTGGAGTGCGCGCCTGATGCTGACCTCCGTTCCGGCGGTCGCGTCCGCCATGGCCAATGCTGCTGCCTCGAAGGCTGAAGAAGGCAACCTGCTGGCCAATTCTCGGATCGTTCTATACGCTGGCCCGGTTCCAGGAAACGCTCAGTCTGCTCTCGTTGGGGCCAACACCGTCCTTGCGACGATCAATTTGGACGCCACAAACCCGTTCCAAGCGGCAGAAATTGACACCGACATGCGTGTGGCCGAATGTCTGGCCACCAATATCCCGGACACCCCGGCCTCGGCAAACGGCACGGTGACCTTCTATCGTCAGTTCAACCGCAACAACGAGGTCATTTGGCAAGGCATTGTCACTGGCCCGGACGACGGCGGCGATCTCACCTTGACCAGCGTCAACGTCATAGCAGACGTTAACGTTATCTTGCAGCGGTACTCAATCCGCGTGCCGTACTAAGAGGAAAACCAATGACAATCACCACTTCTGTCGAAGTCGCCATTGCCGAACTCGACGCAGTTGTCGATCGTGCCGACAGCGGCACCACCAACCCTTCCGCCCGCTTCACGATCTATGCTGGAGCAATGCCTGCCAACGCCCGCGCGCCGCTTGGCGATGCCACCGCCCTTGTGACCATTGCCATGGGAAATCCAGCTTTTGGTGATGCAGCCGACAACGCTGCTGCAAGCGCTGCTGAGGCTCTGGCCAACGCTATCGCCGACACTCCGGCTCTCGCTACCGGCACGGCCAGCTTCTATCGCCTCGTGGATCGTGACGAAACTGTGCTCTGGCAGGGCACCGTGACCGAACCGAACCAAGGCGGCGACATGGAAGTTTCCGCGATCAACGTCGTGACCGGCGTCAACATCGTCGTGCAGTCGTTCGCGATGCGCGCTCCCTACTAAGGGTCTTCAATAAATGGCAACGAAAGTCAACTTCGTCCACATGCTCGGCAACACAGCGCCGTATCTACGGACGCTAAAGTTCACCGACAATGCGCCTTCGGTGGTCAACCTACCGGCGCAGGCTGGCGGAGTTTTCGATCCTGCCGCCATCGCCATTTCGCCAGACGGCAAGTGGCATCTTTCCGCGATCAAAACGTCGTCCACGACCCCGCTGCGCTTGTGGATCATGGACGACAACTTCAATTTCGTTGTCGACACGGCGCTGGCTGGTTCGCCGCTACCGCTGGCTGCGACTGTCAATGCAATATGCTGGCTGACCAACAATCACATTCTGGTCAGCGATGCAGTCAATGGCCTTTGGGGCGGCGTCGTCGACCGCGTCAATAAGACTATTGCCTGGACCCGCATAAACACGGACATTGGCAGCAATATGCTGAGGAATGTCTCTCCGGACGGCAGTTTGGCCTTGTGGGCAGGCAAAACGTCGTCACAATATTATCGGTTCATTAAGCGTACCGACGACACCTTCGCTGTTGTTGGTGTGAACAATGGCCCCGGCAACAACGGCCTCGGCGTCAAGATAGAATACAGCCCGGCTAATTCTACTATCCATGCCGCCCGCACCGGCTCGAACGCCTCCACGTTCTTCAATTATGCTGTTGATGATGCGACGCTCGGTGACGCAACGCCTTCAATGATCGCAAGCGGCGTCGTCATGGCGGCTAACACCAGTTCCGTTCTTTATGGTCCGGGCAGCGCGGTCACTTACAATGGCACGGTCGCCCGCGTTTCTCCTGACGGGCTGCATCTGATCTATGGCATTAAGGAAGACGCAGCTTTCTATCTGCGCTCCTACCTGCGGACCTCTCAGGAAGACACATCGCCGGTCATCTTTGGTCGCAGCGGTTTGATCTCTGCCAACAATCTCCTACCGACCTACATGTCGGACGCGGTGTTCGCCAACAATGACATTCTGCTCATTGCGCCTGCGGTCAACACTCAAGGCCAAGGTCGCGTGCGCGGTTTTAAGCGCACCGTCGGCAGCCCAGACTTTGAGGAAATTCCTGCAATCGCGGCGTTGTTCAACGACTGGTCGACGGTTGTCAGCTACTTTGAAGTTTCCAAAGAGTTCGTGCTTGGGACTTCGTCGAAGCTTTACAACGGCGCACCGGCAGCTTTCGTCGGCCGCACTGCTGACCTGAATAATCTCAAGATCGCGCTGCTCTCGCCCGCCGCCGCCTTCGATCAGACTGACACCAGCCTTGCAGAAGTGCTTGGGGTCAACGAGGTCTATGGGTCGTCATGGCCGCAGGGCGGTATCGATGTCGGTGACGGCGGTTATGCCCCGACTGGCAATCCGGACGAGTACGCCTTCACGGCTACCGTGCCGCCTTTCGACCTTGCCGCCGCTGGCTCGATCACCTTCCGCTATGCAGTGATCTATGACAACAGCGACGCCAACAAGCGCCCGCTGGTATGGATCGACTTTGGAGAAACCAAGACGGCTTCTCAGTTGGACCGCATGCAGATTGCGTCCGCTAATAGCGCCGTTGCGATCTTCAAGGTTGCTAATCCATAATGTCAGATTTTGACTTTTCGCCCGCTCAGATAACTGGAAAAGCTGCCACGTTCAGCTTTTCTACGAGCGTGGCCGAAGTCCTGACAATCAATGCAGTCAGCAAGCTGCCAGCCAATCGGTTGCAGTCCAAGACGCAGTTTGGCCTTGCCGTCAATGCAAGGTCGACGCTGCCACGGCTGCAGTCCAAGACGCAGTTCGGCATCGCCGTCAATGCGAAAAGCAAGTTGCCCCGGCTGCAATCCAAGACGCAGTTTGGTATTGCGATCAATGCCGTTGGCAAGCTGCCCCGGCTGCAATCCAAGGCAATGATCACCAAGAAGGAGTTCAAGGACAAGTACCTGTTCTTGTCTCCGGCACGCGGCACGGCCTCGTCCGTAACGTTCACGTTCACCAAGCCTGCCATCAGCGGCCTCATTGCGCGATCATATTTGCCGCGCATTCAGAGCCGCGCCGTTCTTACCCCGCCGCAGAACATAAACTCTATTTCGGTCCTCCCAAGACTGACTTCTGCGACAGATGTGTATGTTCCGTTTGCGATCGTGGCAAATCAAGAGTTGCCGCGCCTCCAATCGTTCACGCGCATCCTTATTCCGCCGATCACAATTGTCGGCCAATCCCCATTGCCCCGGCTCCAATCGCAGGCAACGGTGCAGGTGCCATACATCATGGTCGCCAAGGCCCGGTTCCGGTTGTTCTCGGCTGGCAGCATGAATGTCAGCGTCAACGCCGTAGGCGATGGCTACTTTGGGGCGCTTCAATCCGACGGCTTGGCGGTCGTTGATGGTGAAATCACAAAGCGTCGTCGGCGCACTTCAACCAGTGTGAACTGACAACTTCGCACTTGTCCGTTGGCCAGTCTGTGCCGTAATATGCCGCCAATTGTAGCGGTCGGACCCCATGATTGGCTTAGCTTACCTCGTCGCAGAAGACATGCTTGACCTGCTTAACGAGAAGTTAGGCGAGAAGGCGGTCGTGCGTTTTTATTCAGGGACGCGGCCCGCTTTTGCTCATGACGCTATTCCTTCCGCCACCTTTCTTGGTCAGGTTGCTTTCTCTGAGTTACCGTTCCAACATGCAATTCTGCTGAATGGTGCGGTGGTGCTCTACTTGAACAATCTGCCCGCGCCGGGTACGGTGATCAATACTGGTGTCGCTGATTTCTTCCGCGCCTACGGTGGCGACGGCACGGATCAGGGACCAAATAGCGGTCAAGTCATTATGGACGGCTCTGTGTCGAACATGGATGGCTCCGGCGACTGCAAACTTCTCGACACTTCGCTGATCGCTGGTCAGCAAATCAATCTTATGTCTTGGCAGATCAGCCTGCCGCTTTAAGGAGATCACAATGGCATCGTATATCTCAGCGGCTGCTGCTATCGCTGCCGTCAACGCAATGACAGCGCTCGTCAATGCGAACGGCCCCGGCAAGCTCCAGATTTTCGGCGGTGCCATGCCTGCCAATGCGGACGCCGCGCTCAGCGGTCAGCCGTTGCTGGCTGAGTTCCCGCTTGCCGCTGACGCCTTCCAGGACGCCTCCGACACGATCAATGGCGCTGTTACGCAGGCCAATCCGGTCACGGCTCAGGACGCTGCTGCGACCGGAAATGCCACTTGGGGACGGGTCGTCGATGGCGACGACAACACCGTGTTCCTTGGGGACGTTTCCACCCCGGCAGGCAACGGCGCAATCAAGATTTCTTCCGTTGCCCTGACGCTCGGCGTCGAGGTTTCGGTGATCTCGCTCACCTACACGCAGCCGAAGTAATCGGAGCCAACGATGGAACTTTCATCCCTCGCAGCTATCGCCGCTGCAAATGCTGTTGCCGATCTGACCGACGCTGGCGCGGGGACACAGACGCTTGTCGTCTATGCTGGCACCAAACCGGCATCCGCTGACACGGCGCTGACCGATCAGGTTGCGCTGATCACGTTCAATCTGCCCGAGCCTGCCTTCGCAGAAGCTGCCGACGACGGCACTCAAGCCAAGGCGGTGCTGAACGCTGTTGCGCCGGTCGAAGCTGCTGCCACGGGCACGGCCTCGTTCTTCCGCATCATCAATGGCAACGGCGCTGTATTGATCCAGGGAACGTGCTCTGGCACTTCTGGCTCTGGCGACGTAAAGCTGAACTCCACTGCCATTCAGGCTGGCGTTCAGTCGACGGTCATTTCGTTCTCCTTCTCGCAGCCGAAATAAGGGTGCTATATGCCCGTCGGAAATCCGCTTCTCGCCGTATGGAACAGCGCTGCTGAACTGCGATCGTACGAATACTCTGACGGAGTGTTCGTGCAGGTCGGCTTGCTGAGCTCGTTCCCGCATCTGGCTGACAGCGGACAGGTTGCCTCGGGCGCATATCCTTATCCCAATTTCGCATGGGATTGGGACGACAACTTTCTGATCGCCTCGCGGATCAACGAGGAAGGCCAGCGGGTCGCGGTCACGCTGAACCCGCAACTACAGACCGTCGCGGCGGAAAGCACGCTCAACACTTCCACGACGCCTGCTGCCGTCAACGGTGGCTTTGGTTTCAATGCTGCATTCCATGAAATTTACTTCCATGGCCTTGCTTCTGAAAGCGGCATAAGAACTCAGCATATTTCCAACACTGGCGCACGGTCTTATATCCAGGCAAGTGCCACCAGCACCGCTTACACTTCAGAGATTGAAGTTTCTCCAAACGGTCAGTTTCTGTTCTATGCCCTGAGCACGGGCGCGCCCCAAGCTGCCGACATTAAGATCAGGTCTCGCACGGACGACAACAGCTTCGTCGATCTTGACGTACCGGCACTGACGCTCAAGCCGCATATGATCCGCGCCATTGCGAACAATCGCGGCGTGATTTTCATCGATAAGAACGCCAATGCCGCCAAGGTCTATGCACGGCTCGACGGCGAGTTCCAGTTCATGCACGACCTGGAACTTCCGGCTGGTGTTCCGGCTGCTGCCGCTGCTTCTCAGGATGGACAATGGCTTGTGATCTCTTGCGTGCAGGGATCGACCTATATTTCACGCGTGTTCCAGCGCAAGGGTGACTTCTTTGCGTTCTACACTGATATTGCATCGTTCGGCAAACTGCTTTCTTTCAGCGCTGACAGCCTGCTTTTGGTTGATGCTGGTCTGCGCAAGGCTCGCAAGCTCGACGGAGGCGTTTTCAACAACGCTGACGCGGCTATGGTCAATCTACCTGAGCTTGTCGTGGCTCAGGCGCTTAGCCGGGGCCGCGCGGGGCCTACTGGTAACGGCTGGCTTTACAATGCTGCGGTTCAGCCGCTGGCAGAAGCCACGATAGACCTTGACGACCTTAAACTTACCCTTTTGGGGGCATCTGCGGCCTTCGACCCCACCGATACGACCATTTCTGAGGTGACTTCTGGCGGCGCAAACGAGGTCGCGGGTGGCGACTGGCCTGCCGGTGGCCTGCCCTTAACCAACGTAACAGCCGGTATCACTGCTGCTGGCATATACGATCTCAGAGCGGACCCAATCGCGCATATGGTGATGAGCTCTTCACTTTCAGCGCGGTTTGCTGTGATCTATATTGCCAGCAGTGGCATCCCGCTGGTCAACATCGACTTCCAGACCTTGCGCACGATCCCGGCTGGACGCGAGGCATTGTTCACGTTTATTGACGACGGGGCCTTCCTCCGATACCAGAATTGAGGATCGGTAAATGACTGTAGTCCTCAATCCTCTTCCGTTTGATACGTCGCAGTTTGGCTCCGCAACGATCACCAGTTTTATCCGTTGGCGTAACGACGGTGCATGGCTTTCTGTTCTGCGCGGCACTGCGGCTGTGTTCTTGAAAAAGACTGCCACAGACGAATGGAATACTGCAAAGATTGATCATGCGCTGCCTACGATTGCTAGGATCGGCGGCGACTTTCGTAACACAGATTATTCGGTATTCGGCCCGAATACGACTGGTGCGATCTCATATGCCAGCTATGATGCAGCCAATGATCGTTATCGTTGGGCGAGTGGCCAGACTATCGCAACGCTATCTTCTAGCGCTGCCATTGACATGGACATTTCGCCGGACGGTGCGCATCTTGCCGTCAAGAGTTCTGGCGAATTGTTCGTCTATAATTTGGCGGCTGGCGTCCCGAACCCACCTCAGATATTTAACATCTCTGGACTTGGGGCGCAAGGTGGACTGAGATATTCTCCTGACGGTCAGTATCTAGCCATTCAGGGCAATTCCGGCGTCCGGCTGTTGAAGCGTGACGCCGACACATATACTGACATAACCGGATCAGGATGGCCTGTAGCAAGTGGCTCTGTAATTCCTGAATGGAAGCCTGACAGCCAGCAGCTTTTGTGCCCTACCACGACAGGATATGTCCGGGTATTCGACCGCAACGCTGACGGTACTTTTACGTATCAGTCTTCGAAGGATCTTTATTTCGGCTCTTCCTCCAGAACATTCCCAAGGTTTATCGGTGCAGAGAACAAATATCTGTTGCTGCTGCCGTTTTCCAGTAGCGGCGCGCCGAAGCTATATTCGGTTAATGGCCTGAACTTCACGGAAGTTCCAACAGCGATGACCTTCGCTGGCGTAACGTGCTGCGAGGTCTGCCCCACCGACCGAGCTTTGGTGGCGATAGGATTTGCTGCTACCGCTGCCGCCCCGAACATGGGCATTTATCGCGTCACGGGCGACGCTACTCTTGACGTTGACGGCGCAGTTGTCAACAAGGCCATGACTGGCGGCGGGCTGGTCTATCACGGCAACGACACCGACGCTCAGGAAGAAATTCCTATTCGTCCCGGCGTTCTGACGCTGCGCGCCCCGATCGCTTCGATTGAAGAGCAAGTGGCGGACTACACTGCTATTGTCGGTGCTGTTTCCGCTAAGAAAATGATTGCTGATGGATTGCTCATTAGCGGCATCTCGATCATGTCGGCGAACTTGCGCGCCAAGCGCATGACCGCAGAAGGTCAGCTTACGGCAGCGGGCACGGTCAGCGGTGATCTTGTCAACAAGAAGATGGTTGCCGACGGCCTCGTGCAATGGACGGCATACCAGATCAATGCTTCATTCGTCGGCAAGTCAGGCAAGTTTGAAGGACAGATCGAAACCGTCCTGGGACTTTCCGCTGACTTCGCAGGCAAGAAAGGCGCACTGCAAAGCACGATCGCAAATGGCAGTGTGTTTTGGGGCGAGTTCGTCGGTAAGAAAGGCTCCCTTGGGGTCGAACTGTATAATCCGTTCCAACTTAGCGGTTCTTTCGTCGGGCCAAAGGGCGAGCTCTCCGCATCGCTGGAAGAGTACAAAGGCTCCGTTGTCGCTGAGTTCGTCGGCAAGAAAGGCACGCTCAATGGCGAAATGTATAACCCCGTCGTGGTTATTGCTGACCTTGTCGGGAAGAAAGGTAGCTTTGCCGCTGATCTCCAAAACCTGCAAGGTATTTCAGCAAGCTTCGTCGGTCCGAAAGGCTATATGGAAGGCAGGCTCGACCGAGGCCAACGTCTAGACGCGAACTTCCTCGGCAAGCGCGGCACAGTCGGCGGCGAATTTTCCGTGAACTACCCGCCGAATGAGGCGTACATTGAAGGCTCGATCAAGAAGATCACTTCCAGCATGACCGCCCGCACCACGCGCAAGGCCGTGCTGACATTCATGCGGATTGGCAACACATGACCAGCCTACCGATCCTTAATAACCCGTTCATGATCCACCCTCGTCCGGCAGTGGCGGAAGGCGTGCCTTTTGTCGTGCTCGGTGACGGACAGGTTGCCGACGCTGAGCCGCCCGCATACGGGGTCAGCAGAGGAACCAAGACGGCTCCCTTTCAGCAGCCGCTCGCCTTTGCACGCAGCAATGCAGGCCGCGTCGTTTATGCAACCGAAGAGGCACAGAAAACGTTTGTAGCCTCAGACGACCGCGCGACTATGTTCAGGGTGGCAGAACCAATATCTGGTTACTCCGGGAAATGTGAGCGCCTGCATTGGGTGGAGGAGTATGGGCTGTTCATAGGTCAGTCGGCCAAGGGTTCTTCCCATGCTGTCTTGACCGGATCGGCAGACGGCTCTAACTGGCAGGCTGCTGTTCCCGGAGACCAGTATCAGAAAGCGCATTCGGGGTTTGCGTTTTCCCCTAAGCTTAGGCGCGCGGTCGTCATGCTTGAAGGCGATGGAGAGAATACCATCGTATTCAACGGCGCGCAATGGTATCCTGGGATTACTCCAGATAACGGTGGAAATTCGGTTGTATGGAGCGCCAAGCTTGAGCGCTTCTTCACGTTCGACCCAGACACACTGCAAATCTGGCAGTCGGTGGATGGATTTAATTGGCTGAACTATACCTACAACGTTCCAGCCTCAGTAGGGTATGCCGCAGGGAGTTTCGCAGCTTACACAATTCCTCTCGAGAATGGCGGCGAACGCATCCTTCTTTTCGCCAAACCCACCAAAACATCGGAGGTATCATCCGCATGGTTTTCTGACGACGGTCTGGCTACTTGGACCGCCGCTCAGGGCCTGGAAAACACTGGCGCTGTTACGAGGTATGTTGCACTGAACGGCAATGCCGTTTATGTTGCTTTTACCGCTGAACTCAATAAGGGCATGATCTCTAGGGATTACGGCTCGACGTGGGAGCGATCTGACCATCTCTCCGGTAACGCTTGCGGCGTTATCGCTCTCTCGTGAGGATCAATATGAAGGCCGATGTTTCGCCTCGGGTCATGATACCTGTGCAGTTGAAACGTCAGCGGCATATCCCGGCACAGCCAAAGCATAGATCGGACACTTCAATGATCGTAGTGCGCATGGCAACCGGAGTGCGGAAGCATTTCCATATTCGAGCGACGGAATGGGTGATGTTGTTCCCCTCAGTCGCACTTGGCGCTGCCATGATTTATCAACAGAACATGTTCGCAACGTCGCCTTCGTTCCGTGTTCTGGCTCAGTGGGGCACAGAAGCCTCATGGTCTCTTATCGTACTTATCTGCGCTTTGATACGCTTGGCAGCGCTCGGCGTCAATGGTACATTCCAAGGGTTCGGTATCTCGCCGCATATGAGACTGATCGCCTCATTCGCAGGAATGATGTTTTGGTCTCAATTCAGCCTGGGATTTCTGATAGCGTCGTTGACGGGGACCGCCTCGTTTTCGGCTCCTGTTGCATACTCGACGTTCTGCTTCATGGAAATCCTAAACATTTCGAGATCATGGGCAGACGTTACCGCTAGAAGGCGATAACATAAATGCTGGAAAATCTGTCGCCTGCTGCCATCGAGACGATCTCTCAGATCGTGCTCGGTGTGATTGTCCTGCTGGCGTCACTGCTTGGCATTCGCATCGGTGTAAACCGAGGCAAGAAGTCAGAAGACGAGCCAGAAGCTCTGCACGAAATCAAAGGCGCAATTATCTCTGACCGCAAGGCCGGAGAGATATTGAATGCGATGGAAGAGGTCAAGGACAGCAACCACGAACTCACCAAAGCAATTCATGAGCTCTGTTCTACAATCGTCTCCTTGCGCGAAGCCGTGAGAGATGCTAAGCAAGAGTTCAGGGACGGACTGCGAGAGTTCCGGTACGACCTGAGGGAAATCAAGCGATAGGATCGGCACCTATGCAAGAAGAGAAGTACGACGAGCGCACGGCGCAAGCTATTGCGGAAGCAGATACAAAGATTGGTCGCGCCCTTGGCATACGACCCGAAGCAGACCTGAACCGAAAGCAGCTTCGCCAGCAGCGCGCGAAAATGCGCCCGTTCAAACGCAAGCTGGAAAAGCTCAAGCAGGAACAGGCTCGTATTCAGGCGAAGATCGATGCCGCTACGTGAAACCACCTGCATGCAGGTTTGGCGCATCCGACGCGCTCGTTGGTGGAAGCGTCTTCAGAACAATCTCCATCAAGCTGTTGATGGGATTTACCGAGCATTCCTGACAGGGTATGAACTACCGCACAACTCTAAGTGGATTTGGTTCGCCAATATCTTTTGGGTTGATTGCCCCATTTGTTTCTTTTACCGTGGGGCCTCGTTCGGCTTCCTGCTCGGCGTTATTGTCACAGCGCTACTTTTCTTGATTTAAGGAGACCGAAATGGCATGCTCTTCCTGCGGCAAACCCCGCATCCAAATGACGGCCACCAGCGCACCCCGTTCGTCCGCATCGACGAGCACTGTTCGCGTGGTCGATAGCCAGTCCGTCGCCAAGGTGCAGACGGCTGTTACCAGCAATCCCAACAGCGCGAAGCGGACCAAGGTCTAATTCATGCCTGCGGTTCAAAACGTCCAAATCGGAGAGGCGTTCGGGCCGCTGTTTCAGCCTTATCGATATAAGGCTCTCTTTGGCGGTCGAGGCAACGGTAAATCTATCGGTATCTCGACCGCACTGGCCATGATCGCGCACGGCTCCAAGAAGCGTATTGTGTGCGGTCGTCAGTTCCAGAACTCGATCCGGGATAGCTCCAAGTCCACGATCGAAAACCGCATTGAAGCCTTGGGGCTCCAGCGCGAGTTCAACGTTACGCACAACGAGATCGTCCATCGGCGCAACGGCAGTCGCTTCACCTTCGTCGGTTTGGAGCGCAATAAGGACAGTATCAAGTCGCTCGACGACGTAGATATTTTCTGGATTGAAGAAGCCAGAAACATGTCTAACGAGAGCTTGGAAATCCTTATCCCGACCATTCGTAAGCCGGGGTCTGAAATCTGGGCCTCCTGGAACCCGGTGTTCCCTGACGATCCAATTGATGCCTTCTTCCGTGGCTCCCATCCGCCACGCAACGCCTACATTCGCAAAGTCAACATCAGCGACAATCCTTGGTTCTACGCTTCGCCGATGGCGCTCGAAATGGAGCGCATGAAGCAGGCCAACTATCAGAGATATAAGCATGTTTGGCTTGGTGAATACGACGAGCTTGATGATAGCCGCATCTTCACGAATTGGTCCGTGGGCAGAATGCCGATTAGCGACCGCGATCGTCCTTATTTCGGTCTCGACTTTGGTTTTAGCGGCGACCCGTCGGCGCTGATGAAGCTTTACGTCTTCGAGAAGTTGAAGACGATTTATATCTCTCAGGAAATGTACGGGCGCTTTACGCTGACTGAATTGCCTGAGATGATGAATACAGTTGACGAGGTCCGCAAGTACCCGATCGTTGCGGACAACTCCCGCCCGGAAGACATTCATTTCTTGCGCACAAAGGGCTTCAACTGTGTTGCATCTAAAAAGGGTGCTGGTAGTATCAGAACCGGTATTAACTGGCTTCTCGGCTACAAGATAGTTATTGCGCCCGAATGCGTCAACATGCAGAATGAGGCGCGGCTGTATAGCTGGCAGACAGACAAGCTGACGGGCAAGGTTCTGCCGGTAACATGTGATGCTGACAACCATGGTTGGGATGCCGTTCGCTACGCGACGGAAGAATGCCGTTCAAAGGTGAAGACCGTCGTGAAAAGGTTCAAGTTCTAATGGCATTCTCGATCCTTAACATGTTTCGGCAGAAGGCGCGTCCGGTCCGCAATCTATTGGATGACCCGTCGCGTTACTCGGTGCAGGTATTCGCCAACAGCGCTCGTCATGGCGTGACGTACCAGAACATCATTGCTGCTGAGCAGGCAATGCGACACCCTGTTGTATTTCGGTGTTTGCATAAGATCGCGCTCGCGGTGCAGGACGTTCCGTGGTATATCATGCAGGACCCCAACTCCACTGAGAAGTTGGATAAGAAGAAAGCGAAGGAAATCCAGGACGTTCTGGATCATCCAAATGAAACGATGTCGGCGTCGCAGTTGCGGTACTGGCTTGGGATCAACAAGGCCGTCTATGGGCGCTTTGCGCTCAAGATCGGCGCATTGACGACAGGAGGACCCAATGGGCTTTACCCCTTATCCCAAGGACAATTCAAAACCAAGTTCAAGCGAAACGGAACTATCGACAAATACGTCTATGGCCCCAACGGTGAAGAAACGCTACAAACGCGCCGTCAGGTCGACCCAAAATTCGATGGAGCTTTCACAAAGCCCTTCGCCTACGAATACATCACGCCCAACATCGAAGGAGTGATGGACCCGCTGGCCATGGTGGCGGCGAAGAACAACACGCCGCTCAACGCGATCAGGACGCCTGCCGATGTTGTGCAGCTTCTGCTTGAGCGCGCCCACGATACCGCCTCCGGCCAGCCAAATGTGAAATACATCATCTCCGGCGAGAAGACGCTTTCCGCCGACGAAGAAGATGAGATCATGGACGAGATCGAAGACCGCAAGGTTGGGGCCGAGGAAAGCGGTAATATCCTGTTCTTGGCCAATACTTCGATCAAGGTTGACACGCTCAAGAATGGCATGGAAGACATTCATACCAAGATACCCATGGATGACATGTCGCGCATGATCTACAGCAACATGGGCATTCCGGTCGCGTTGGCAGGTATCGGCTCCTCCGACGCAGCGAAATTCGCTGGTAACTACGAAAGCTCCCGTCGCTCGTTCTTCGAGGACACCATTATTCCGAACTACTTGGGGCCAATCGCCGACGGTATCACCGAAGCAATCTGCCCTCCCGGCGGAAAAATCTTCTTTGATCTGGATGCTATTCCAGGACTTGCAGACGCTCGGGCAAATAAAGCGAAAACCTTGCAGGGCGTCATGTTTTTGACAGACGCAGAAAAGCGAATACTGTGTGGCTTCCCTGCATCACCGGAGAGATACGCCGATGCCAACCTCCCTTCGTCTCAAGAAGGCACAAATTCAAGCCAAGAAGCTGGATCTGAAGATAACGCCAGCGTCCGACGCAGAGTTAAAAGCACTCGGCGATGATATCCCGGAAGGCTATATCGCAGGTTGGGCCTCGACGCCTGACCTCGATAGCTACCGCGATGTAGTCGTCCCCGGCGCTTTCGACAAGTCGATCGCAGAGCGCGGCCTTACGGGACCGAAGGGCGTTAAGCTCCTCCTGAACCATGATTGGTCTCAGGTTGCTGGCGTGATCAAGGTTCTGGAGACCCGCAACGGGCGGCTCTGGATCGAGGCGCAACTCAACCTGAACATCAGCTATGCCAAGGACGCTCACGAGGCGATTAAGGCTGCTGGCGGGCTGAGCTTCTCGGTCGGTTTCTTCTTGCAGGATTACAACATTCGGCAAGATGCTAACGGTCGTGATTATTTTGAGCTTGTCAGGGGCGACCTCTTTGAGGTATCGGTAGTTCCATTCCCGGCGAATGAAGAAGCCACGATGGAGTTCTTCAAGTCGGCAGAAATCGTGCTCACTGAAATGGGCGTCGAGGTTCTGGACGACGACGAAGGGCCAGCCTCTCTGGCGGATTTCGAGAAGATGCTCGTGTCCAACGGATTGGCAAAGTCGAGGAACGATGCACGGTTGATCACTCTTGAAGTGAAAAATAGCGTGCATCTCTTCATGGCGAAGACCAAGGAACCGGCTTCCACGGTCGAGCCAGATCAGACGCAGGAACAGCAGCAAGGCACCGAAGCCCCGGTGGCGGAGAAAAGCCTGTCTTCCATTTTTGAGACGACTTCTCGTTTGAAGTCTCTTTTGACACCCACCACCCAAGAGGGCTGAGATGAATACCAGAACCGCTGAAGAAAACGGTTTCGAAAAGCTGGAGACTGAACTCAAGTCTCTGGTTGACGCTGCTGAACAGATGCAGAAGAATGCGGAGCGCCAGTACAAGGAACTGTCCACGCATTACTCCGGCGTCAAGGACGATCATGCTGAACTGCGCAAGCAGGTTGAACAGCATACCAAGGATTACGCTGCCATGATCGGCGGCATCCAGGAGCTCAAGGCTTCGATCGAACTCGTCAAGAAGGAGCTCGATGCTCCTGTCTATCGTTCCGAAGAAGAGCTCGCCAAGGCCGACCGCGAAGCCGCTGTCGAACTTCAGCGCCGCTCGTTCCTCGCCAAGAACGGCGCAGACGCCATGGAGGACTTCCGTCCTGACATGGAAAATCTGGTCAACATTTCCGACTACCGCAAGGCCGCGCAGAAGCTCGTCCGCTACGGCGGCTTGAAGTCCAAGCGCGAAGTCATCTCCATGTTCGATGACGCCGAGCGGAAGGCTTTCGACGCTGCCAGCCTCGACACCGCTTTCTTCTCGCCGGAAATTCTCGGCATGCAGGACTGCAACATTGAATGCGCCAGCCTCCTGGACCTCTACGGTCAGGTCACGGTCGGCCGTTCCAAGTTCATGTACCCGCAGGTCGTTGACTACGGCGAAATCGGTTCCTATCAGTGCGACGTCGACTGCGACGCCCCGCTCGGTCGCGAAGGCAATATCCAGTTCCTGCACGGCAAGACATACGATTTCCGTGGTGTATTCTGCTTCCTCAAGAAGGTCCTGGAAGAAGCCAACTTCGACTTCCTGTCGTTCATGATCCAGGCCGCTCAGCGCTCCTACCGCCTGAACCGCAACCGCGCGCTGATGGTCGGCGACGGCGTCAACGAGCCGCAGGGCTGGCTGACCGCTGATTGCTTCACCGACGTTCGCACCCCGGCTGGCCAGTTCGATCATGTTTACTGGCGTCGCTTCCTGACCTCGGCTCCGGTCGAGTACGGCTCAATCGTTCCGATCATGCACCAGAACATGTTCGCATATCTGGCTGCTGCTGTCGACAACTCCGGCCGCTTCATTTTCGGTGATGGTCAGATGACCTATTCGCCGGAAGCTGCTGGCGAACGCATCCGCATCTCGAACTGCCTGCCGGACGCAACCGAAGACAACACCAAGGGCGGTCTCGATAATCCGTTCGTCGCCGGCGATTTCATCGCTGCTGCTGCGAATTGGGAGACGGCCTTCAAGGCTGTCAACCGCAAGCCCATGTCGATGGAACAGTACATCGGCGGCTCGACCAAGTGGTGCGTCAAGTACCAGTTTGGGGCCGAGGACGGTTCGTTCGTCGGTTGCTGCCCTGCTGGCCGCATCCTCCGGGTTGGCTAATCGGTGAGGGCTACGGCCCTCACTTCCCGTTCCGCCTTTTCTTCCACAGGGATCACACGACATGATCAATAATCCCGGAGTACAGACCAAGGGTCTTATCGCTTGGGACGGTGCTGCTTCCTACCCGAAGCGCATCGTTGACTTCATCGACTTCGGTTTCGTTTTCGAGACCCAAGCCGCACTCGTAGCCGACGCTCAGTTCGCAGTGCAGTTCCACGACGCCGACACGGCTGACGAATGCACCCCGGAAGCTGGTGTTGATGCTCCTGCCAATGCCGTCTGCGCTGGCCCTGCCTTCGCTGCCGGTCCGGCAATCATCACCATCCCGGCCGGAACCGCTGCTGGCACGATCTGCTCCGCTACCGTTCCTTGCCGCATTGGCAAGTTCATTAGCCTCCGCCATATCAGCGGCGGCGCGAACGTGAACGCGGTCCTTCTGCTTCAAGGCCCCAAGCGGGTCCAGTAAGCATGCGGCGGGTTCTCGCCGAGACAAACGTGGTGCGGGCCGGTGATCTGGTCCGCATCTCTCTTAGACTACCAAAGTCTGAACACTTGGGGCGCATCACAATCTGGTCTCGGCAAAATGACGATGATTTCAGCCCCTACATTGACGAAAGGCAGATCGAGGCAGCGACAAGCTCCGATAAGCCAATAATGCTCAAGCCTATGGAATTTCGTCTCACAGAAAGACGTCGGCACGTATCTTCTGAGTTCTATTCTGAGACGACGCAGCAGTTCCGAATTGTGCAAGAAATAGACAGCCATTCGGACCCCAAAGTCAAAGCGAGGATCAGAAGATATGGAAAAACTTCAACGGCGTTCAGACGGAGTTGCCGAAACGCTTTCCGGACAATTCGCGATTTTGCCCACGCGCATTTCTGGCAAGGATGACCAGTTCAACTGGTTTGACTTCCGCCGGACTGCTGTAGCTCCGGTCACGCGGGTCCGCTGGCTCCGCAACGAGAAGATCGCTGTTATCGACGCCAACACCGCCGTCTTCATGCTGAACGCTGGCTATGCCAAGCAGATCACCGATGAGCAGTTGGTGGAGTGGAACGACAACATCGACGAGCTCGATCTTGACGCTCCAGACCCGGCACCGGTCGCCGTCATTCCGGACAGCGAACCAGAGTTCATGCGCGGCAACATAGACGCCGCTCAGTTGCCCTCTGGCACGCAAACACCCGGCACCGCTGCCAACGTAGCGGCCAAGGCACAAACCGCGCCAGAGGCCCAGGATTTGGCAAACAGCGGCACTCCAGCGCCGGAGGGTAGCACCCCGGCAACCGAGGGCGGCGAGGGCGGCTCCGAACAGGCTCCGGAAGGCGATGAGCCGCCGGAAGAACAGCAGCAGACCGACGATCCGTCGGAAGGCGGCGAACAGAGCTCTGAGGGCGAAAAGCCCGCAGGGAAGAAGAAGGCATCGAAAGGATTGCTCTAATGCCCAAGCTCCAGTGCTATCGGCCCTGCGCACCGCGCACGTCGATCACTCTCTCGGTCATGCCGTGCTTCGTTTGCACCCGGCCAGCCGATTAAAATAACTGAGAAGGCGGCAGAAACCCTGTCGCCTTTTCTCCAATTCAAGTTCTGGGGCTAGAGATGAACGTTTTCACTGCCGATCCACGCGATGCTTTTCTCAGCAATACCGGCTGCAATACCTGCTGCTGCGCGTCGGCGGTCGCTCGCCCCGGCGAAACCAACAAGTTCATGATTAATTATGCCGCTTGGGGCCTTCCGCTTGGGGGTCGCGGCCTGACAGATCGTGTGGAATTTTCCGTAGAGCGTCGTGAACAGTCCCCGGACAGCCGCGCTCCGGTCAATCCGAACAAGTATTTCCCGGCTGTTTTCAACACGCCACTCGCCGACACCGTTGCGACCGGCGCTTCCGACCCGCTGGATGGCACGCTGACCTATAAGTTGGATCAGCTTAACGGGCCAGAGCGCGGCGAAGTGGTGCTCAATGAAGACGGCTCGTTCACCTACACCCCGACGCTCGGCTTCACAGGATATGACATTTTCTTCATTGTCACTTCCAATGAGGCTAAATCGGTAACAAGTCAGGTTATCGTTGGCGTTGCAGCGCAGGCCGCAGAGGACCCGTTGCCCGCCAAGGCATTTGAAAAGCCGCTGGCAGTGTTGCAGAAGTCGGTAGTTGTGGACAAGCAGAACTTCCTGCTTTCGTTCGCGCTCAAGGCTTCCCCGCTGGCAGTCGTCGGAGACATTTACCGTGTGACGATCAAGCAGCCCGCCATGGACTGCAACTGCATCGAATACACCCATATTTCATGCTACGACGTCAACGTCGTAGGGTGCTAAGGAAATACCATGTCTGCGACGGGCACCCCCGAAATTGTGTCCCGGATCAGGTTCCAGCCGGAAGAAGTTCTGCCGCTGCAACTGGTCCGGGAACATACCAAGACGGACGACACCCCGACCGTCACTGACGCAGTTCTCGAGCTCTATCGCGAAGTGGCTTTCGAGCAGGCTGAACTTTACACTGGTCGCATCATACTTGGCTCGGCCTCCGTCCAGGAGACCTTTCGCATTGATGTAACCGACGAGTACAACAAGCGCCGCCGCCCGAACCCATACCGCAAGCTTATCCTGTCGTATGCACCGATGGAAAAGTTTGTGCTCGTTGGGGGCAAGAGCCGCCAGAATATCCGCACAAGGCCAAACAGCCGCGAGCTCGAGATCGCTCACGACCAGTTCAATCTTGACATGGGCAATTGCTGCGCTGGTAACGGCCTCAGCATAGAGCAGTTCGTGCTCTATTCCACGGGCTACAAGAGCAAGGAAGATATTCCTTCCACCATGCTCTATGGCTGCTTGAAGTTCATCGCGTGGTCGATCAATAATCCCGGCGACGAATTGCTGACCGTTCGCAACCGTCTAGGCACGACCGAAACGGGTCTTATCGGCACCAACAATGCCGCTTGGGGATCAGGCGCGATTGAGCACTGGAAGCCGTATAAGGTCAAACGATGAGCCAAGCGGTCGACACACGCATCATAAAGAAGTTCCGGCACAGGGTCCAAGTGTGCCGGGGCGAAGATGTCGTGGTCAATGGCAACTTGAGCTTCGAGAAGAAGTTCGTGTACGATGGCTGGGCGATGATTGTGCCGCGCCGCGCTTCCACATTTTCCCCCAATGGCCATACGGTTTTCGAGGAGAAGGACCGGCGCACGCACTTCATCAAAATGCGCTACAATCCGAACGTGGAAATCACCACTGCCGCTTGGATATATGAGGCGCGCTTGAAGTCGCCGCCGCGCTGGTTCAAAATCCTATTTGTCAGCGACGAGTTCGAGAACAGCCAGTTCTTCAACTTCGAGTGCAGGCTGATGGAAGCTGGCGACGACATTACCGAACCCGGCACGCAGCCCCAGACCATTCCCGGAATACCGGCAGGTATGGTCCTCTGATGTTCAAGATCACCTTCCAGCCATGGCGCAGATTTGTTGCTTATCGAGACCGCAGGGTCACGACAACATTCATGCGCGATGCTGCTAAGGAGTTCAATAAAGAATACCGCAAGGCCATTGCCAGCCCGCCCAAAACCGGGCGCATGTACCGGCGCAAGCACGGCCTGCACCAAGCATCGCGTCCGCTTACTGAATACCCGGCAAATGAGACCGGCGCACTGCAAAATAGTGTTCGTTCTGACGCCACAAGTGACACGGCGACGGTTGGCACGACAATGTTTTATGGTAAGTTTCTGCGGGAAGGCACTCGCAAAATGCAGCGCCGTAAAATGAGCGATAACATTGTGCGCGACAATACTCCGCGCATCCTAGCGCGTCTGAGAGGTTGGGTTGTCTGGAAGCGAAGACCGTCTTAATTCGACGATCCTAAAGTTCGTTGAAGACCTACGCCCGATTGTGCCTGAGCTCGATGGCCGCGTGATCGCCGTCTCCGAGATGGAAGTTAATCGCGCCAATATGCCGACCCTGCCCATCTGCATGACTGCGCTCCGGGACGTTACGTTCCGGCATGCAGAGCAGACCAATCAAGACCCTTGGATCGTAGAGCAGATCGTCACGGAGTTCTGGTTCGAAAGCAATCGGATCAAGAACAGTAAGAGCCAAGAAACTCCATTCTGGGCTTATTACGACTATGACAAGCTTCTGTTCAAGATTGTCAAGTTTGTCTTGGGGTGGACTTCACCGAAGGGCTACAAATTCAAGATTACCCGCATGGACATTGAGAGCAGCGACCTTGCGGTCCATGTTGCATTCGAGTTCTTTCATCAGTACAGGTTCTGCGACGTATTCCCTGACGAACCGGAAGAGCTCCGGCTGGTTCAGAGCGTGTGCATGAAAACAGGTTGTGAAGATACCAAAATAGGGGTGTAAAAAGCAATGGAAAAAATTTCAGTTAAGGCTGTCGAAGGCCGTGTAGCCTTTACAGCACCGCGCGGCGGCGCTAAGATACCGTCCGACAAGTATGTGGAAGTTGACAAAACTCCATGGATCATGCGCCTGCTTGAGAAGCACGGAGACATTGTCCAGGAGAAAGCCTCCAAAAAGTCTCAAGCGAAGCCCTCCGAACCGGCCTCGGCGTCTTCTACCGATCCGGCCAAGTAACAAGGACTGACATTAATGGCGCAAGATGTTCTTTCGAACGGCTTCGTTCAGCTTTGCATCGATCCGAACCTCAATTTCTATGATACGGCAGCGCGCATGCTCGTTATCGGTCCGGCTCTCGACGGCCCGACGGAAGAGCTCGTTACCGGATCGATCGCCGCTGTCAACAGCGAACGCGACCTCGTGGAAATGTTCGGTGAAGGCTCCATCCTGACCGAAGCCCTCCGCGTTGTGCTCTGCCAAGCTCCGACGGTCAAGGTTGAAGCCTTGCCGATCGCTGATGCTGCCGATGCAGTTGCCGCGCAATACACCGTGACGATTACCGGCCCCGCTACCAGCGACGGTCGCTTCACGATGTTCTTTGGCAATGACGGCTATGACGTCGACTTCCGCGTCACTGCTGGCATGACCGCCACGCAGATCGCCGCCGCTCTGGCTGCTGCCATTGGCGACAACTTCCCGTATTCGGCTGCTGCCGCTCTCGGCGTTGTCACCCTGACAGCCAAGAACAAGGGAACCATCGGCAACTACCTGAACCCGATCTACAACTGGTCCGGTCGTCGCAACTATGCGCCGGAAGGCGTCACGGTTGCCGTCGCTCGTTCGGTTGACGGCACGGGCGCTGGCACGGTTCCGAACCTTATCGACATCACTGGCGAATGCTGCTACGATGTTGTCGTCTATCTTGGCGACGACGATGCTGGCCAGCAGGTGCTCAAGGATTACCTGACCGACGCTTGGTCCTGCGACAAGCCGCAGTGCTTTGGTCAGGGCTACGTGTTCAACGCTGGTACGCTCGGCGAAGTCCTTGCATTTGGGGACAACTCCGCCGAACTTTGCCGCTTGGCCTATGCCGAGGACAGCTTCGACTTCCCGTGGCTGACCGTCGCCGCCTATGCCGCCGCCAGCGCTGCTATCGCTCTCACCAATCCGGAACAGAGCATTCAGGGCAGCGAATTGGGCCTGCTTAGCTGCATTCGGTTGCCGCAGTCGTGCGCCTCTCCGTGGACCTACGACGAGCGGCTCCAGTTGCAGGATCAGGGCTTCGTTACCTACGGTCCTTCCGGCTTTGGACTTGGGGCGCTCACCAATCCCCAAATCTACAACGACGTGACCAACTACCTGTACGACGATCTCGGCCGCGCCAATGCGACCTACCGGGACGCCAACAGCCGTCGTTTGGCCAAGTCCACGGCGCTCTCGATCGCCGAGCAGTTGAACACGTATAACGGCCTCGGGCTGTTCACCAAGAACACCCGCATCCGTCCCGGTGTCAAGGGCACCAATCCGCGGCTGATCTTGGCCGACCTGCGCAATTGGGCCAAGGAAAACATCGGCGTTCTGTTCTCCGAGTTCGACAATATCGATCAGGACATCAAAGTCCAGACCGACTTCGAGGTCGCGCAGAAGTGCCGGGGCGTCCCTTCGCTCCTGCATGTGAACTTCCGGTATCAACCACCCGTTCGCATCGGCCAGATCAAGACCAATCTTCAGCCGAAGCTGCTGGACAACTGCGATCGTTAAGAGGATTGATCGATGGCTTGCGATAACATTGTTGGGGTCAAGAACATTCTCTTGACCTTTCAGGACTGCGAAACGGGCGCATCGTATGGCCCGTATGCTCACGAACTGGCGACGGACGAGCTTCCCACGTGGAAGCTCTGCCAGTTCACGAACGAGGCTCTGGCGGGCGGCTTTGTTCGCCGGACCTATGCGAACTCCTTGGCTACGATGAACGTCATCCGTGATCTGCGCATCCCGCTCTCCTATTATCAGGGTTGCGCGGCGATCGACCTCCAGGTTGAATACGAGAACGGTCTGGTCTATACGGCCAAGGGCGGCTCGCATACCGGCGACGATCAGTCTGATACCCACGGCGTCACACTGACCCTGAACTACAAGCAGATCGACGAACTGTTGCCCGACGGCGCACTCGTCGCTGCTTAAAGCTAGGAGCGCGTTCAAAGTCACTTAACCGGGACCCGAACGCGCTTCTCCTTCGCCCGCTGTTTTTGCCGAGAGCAGCGGGCGAAGTTGTATTATCGGCAACTCGGCAATCGGCAAAGGACCACCTATGAGCACTCTTATTCAAGTTGACAGCGTGCCCTTGATCGTGAAGGGCGACCAGATTGTAGAGATCGAAGTGAACCCCATCGGCTTCCTCGGGTTCCAGAAGATCGCAGCAGAGACCAACTCGCTCGTCCCGGCAGGCGGCAAGAAATGGTCTATCATGAACAAGCGTCTGCGCATCAAGGCACAGGTGCGAGTGATCAATACGGCAGGCGTCAAGGGCGTCTTGGACGATCTGGAAATTACGCAGCTTCCAATCGCCTATGCCAACAAGATGAACACTGCCCTGAACAGCGGCGACGGCGAACCGGGCAAGATCATCAATGCCGGTGACGGGGTCGCGACCCCAATCCTGTTCGCTTTGGGGACGGCAATCCCGGTTCAGAGCAACAACGAGACCGTAGAGATCAAGGAGCTTGAGTTCCTTGCCACTACGTTCGGCGATGTTGAAGAAGTTATGGCAGAAACGGACCCGCTCTCGCAGGCCGTGGCGCTGCTTCGTTCGGTGGCCAAGCCGGTCGGCGTCAATGAAAGCTTGCAGCGACTTCCAGACTTCGCCCTTGAACGGCTCAAGCTGGCGGACGGCTTCAAGATCATCGATGACGTCTTGCCACGTTTTTTAGGGTAGGAAAAAAGATTGTCGCTGCTGTTGAGGAATATCGGTACTACTCAGCAAACAGCGACGATCTCGGCGGATTGACCATCAAAAAGCTCGCACTCCGCATGACTAATTTCCGAAAGATTAACGAGCAAGACATAAGGTTCCAAGCTGCTATAGCAGGCGCGAAGATGAAGTGAGGCATAGGTGGCAGACTACACTGAAAAAGCTTCGCTTATGGTGGTCGATGGCTCTAGCGCCAAGATCAACAAAATCAACCAAGCGCTTGACCGGCTGGCTAAGACCGCTGCTAGAACACAGGCATCATTGAACAAGCTTGGTGGCGGGAACACTGCCGCCAAGATCAATGCTACGGCGAAGGCGGTGAACGCTCTCGCACGCGGCCTGAACAAGCTACCTAAGAGCCAGACCATCGGCGTCAAGTTGCGCGGCAACTCGGCGGCGGATTTGCGCGCCATGGCTCGCGCCATGGGTCAATACAAGTCGGCCTCCAAGAACATCAACACCCTGATTGGTGCTGGTGGTCGGACTTCCAATTACAGCAACCTTGACACGCTGACACAAAAGCTGGTCCGCGTGGCGCGTGCCGCCAACATGGCACAGATCGCGCTTGCCAAGGTCCAGCAGAATATCCCACAAGGTCGAGGCCCAAATAACCCCTTTGGGGGCAATCCTCCCGGCCGCGCTGCCCCGGCACAGAACATCGGGCTAGAGTTGCAGCCGCTCAAGTCCTTGTTCCGCTCGTTCATTGTTGACATTGGTCATACAATCGTAGGCGCTATCAAGGAAGGTTTTGCGGAAGGCATCAAGGGATATGATGTTGCCGCAAACAAGCTGGCGCAACAAAGGATAACTGGTCCGGCAGCGGAGCAACTAAGACAGCAAGCGTTTGCTGGTGAACGCCGCGCGCCAATATGGCGTGCTGACGAGCGTATGGACTTCTATGCAGAAGTTGGCTCTAACTTCCGCGACCCTCGCGATGCTGCCAAATTCGACCAATATGTCGAGCGCGCCATCTATGCTGCTGTTCAGCAGGGCGGTAGCCGTGACGAGGCTACGACTGGCGTTGCGCAGTTGTTCAAGGGTCTCGGCAACGCTGGCTATCTGCAGGATGCTCAGGGCAACCTGAACTCCGACATTGGCAAGTATATCGACGCATACACTGCTGCGAAATACTCTGAAGGCGCACAGATCAACTTCAACGACGCAGCGCAGCTTTTGAAGTATGCGCGCACTTCTGCGCAATCTATTACCCCACGCGAGTTCTTCACTCAGCTTATTGCTTCTGCTGATATTGGCGCATCGACTGCCGGTGTTCAGCTTAACCAAGCAATGAAGAACTTTGCTGGCGAGACGACCAAGAAGGCGTTGCAGGCGCAGGAAGAAGGCGGTCTGCGCAGCCCCGGAACAATGGTCAAGTCTGGCCAAGTCGGCAAGAAAGCGACATACACGTATGAAGCTGGTCAGATCGTAGATGAAGAGCTTCTGCGAGAAAACCCGACTGCGTGGATACAGAAAAACATTGCTGGCCCGAATGGCTATCTTGCCCGTAAGGGGCTTGACGTCAATAAGGCTTCTTCTGCGGAAATCCTTTCTGCCCTCGACCCCTTGGCTGGCAACCGCAACGTAGATGACTTCTTGGCAAAGGCCGTCTTGCAGGCGCAAGAGCGTGAGATCAAGACGTCGAAGTATTTCGACAATCCTACTTCTACTGCGGAAATGGATGCAACCAATAGGACTTCTTCTTGGGTCCAGTTGCAGGAGACGACGCAGCAACTCGTCAGTTTGTTCGGCAACCTTGGGGACAAGCTCGAGAACAAATTCATCCCGGTAATCGACACGGTCGGCAATTGGGCTGAGCGACTTAACAATTTGATTGAAGGTCGCAGCAAAGCTGAGATGGGCGATTATGCCACCTTGGCAGCGGCGGGCGCGGCTGGTATCGGCGGCGGCATTGCTGGCGTAAAGCTGCTCACATGGGCAGCAACGGGTTTTGGCTTGCCGGGTGCGGCGCTGCGGCTAACGGCTGCTGCTGAGGCTCTGAGCCTTGCTGCGGCCCGGTTGGGCGGCGGGGCACCGGGCACCCCGCCCGCTAATGCTGGCGGACGCAATTCGTGGAGCAAATGGCTGCTGACCCTTGGCGCTTGGGGCGCTGCTGGCGCTGGCGTCTTCACTTCTGGATCGACTGCAGACAATCAATATGTGAACGCTGACGAAAAAGAACGGCAGCGCATGCGCAACCAAGCTGTCGGCTTTTCGGAAGCGCAGTCCCGCGCTCCGGAAATGCAAGAGCAATCCCGGCAGCTTTCGGAATGGATCAACAAACTCGCCGCCGCTCGTGAGCGTTTCAGCACGATAGAGCAACAGGGAGTTGACCCCAACAGCCAAGACTACATCAGCGCCGCGCTGGCATATCAGCAGGCAGGCGACAATGTCAACAAGTTGCAACAGTCGCTGACCGAAGGCTCCAATGCGATTTTGCAGGCTTTCGAGACCGGCAATGCCAAACTGACGGACACATCCAACAATTTCGCTGCCAATGCGGCACAAACCCTTCTCGGCGTGGCCTCTTCGTTTGGTTCTGCCGCTGGCGAGGCAATGCGGCAAGCCATTGGCACTATTGGCGTTAACGTGAACGGTCCAGCAGCGGCCCCGAACACGGGAACTAACACCAACTTGCAGACAGGTGGCTGATGGCTGAGGCTTGTTACGTAGATCGCTATCTTCCGGCCAGCTACAAGGGCATTCCCTTCGAGGCAATGGAAGTCACGAGCCAGCACGGAAGGCGCGGCGCTGAGGGAGAGTTCCCATTCGGCGAACAAACCGCATATGCAGACTTGGGGCGATCCATCCGGACATACTCAATCCATGGACGCTTTGCCACCAACGATCACATCGCTTTGGCGACGGCACTGATTGCCGTTTGCGAAACTCCTGGACCCGGCCCGCTGGTGCATCCTACGCGGGGCATCATCATTGCCGCGTGCAAGCAGTTGCGCGTCACCGACAACCCTATGGACAACGCGGGCATCACCGAGTTCGACATGGACTTGGTCGAGGCTGAAATCTACCCCAATGGCTTGAGCCTTGTCGGGTCGCTGCTTGGCCTCGTGTTGACGCCTCTTATCGAAGCGGAGCAGGAAAGCTTTGAAGTCGAATATCAGCCAGAAGTGGCAACTTTTTATGATCGTGCTGCTGTTATGCAGACTGCGGGTAGCGCTGTTTCGTCGATCACTACAGCGTACCGTCAAGCGGCTGCTAACGTAACCGACATCAAAGTCTATCGCAGCTTGGCCTCCTTCGACACGTTGGCCAGCGACAACGGTCTGCTTTCCAACAAGACGACCATGCTTGCCGCCATGAAGGACGGCATGGCATTGATCGACAAGTACGGCAACACGACGCAAAAGCAGGAATTGTTCCGCAACATCGTCAACCAGAACACGGGCGACGTTCTGGTCGGCCGTACCGCAGGCGGCACGATCAACGCTATCACCAGCTTCATGCGCTCACTTGGGGCCGGATATCTCACCCGCGCTTATCTGGAAGAAAGCCCCAAGGACATGACCGAGGCATTCAGCCAGTATGACCGGGTCGTGGCTATTTTCAATCAAGAGATCGAGATCGCCCGCGAGCGCTGCAATCACAAACTGCATGTCAAGCTGGCGCGCTTCCTGGAAGACATCAAGGTGCAGATGCTTCATCGCGCCTACAATTCCCCGGCTGTCGTGCAATACAAGTTCGGCAGCGCCGTCCATTCGCTTGTCGCCGCATATGCCATCTACGACGATGCTACGCGGTTCACGGACATTGAGACCAGAAACCCTTACGGCTGGCCATGGCAGATTGGCCCCGACGTTATCGCGGCACGGACATGAGCAAGCCCTTCCGAGTATTCCTTGACGGCGAAGAACTGACGCAGTACACGGGCGGCTCCCTTCGTCGCGCCAAGGCTGACCTCACTGGCTCGTTCCAGTGCGAAGTCTTCTTTAACTACATGCCCTCAAGGCCGGTTATGGTCAATGCGTTGCGCGGAAAGGACGTCACGGTTTATGTCGCGAACCAGCTTGCTTTCTATGGTTCTCTGGATAAGCGTAAAGGTAAGGGAAACGGTAAGACCACGGATGAGCATGCCGGGTCGAGCATCAACACTTCCATCAACCCGAACTCTTATAGCGTCAGCTTATCGGCACGAGGCAAGACAAAATATCTCATTTCTGGCTCGCATCAACACAAGACGGGGACAATAATCAAGCCTTCTACCCGGCAGGCGGTGGAAGCCTTGCTGAAAGGCTACGACGTAGAGTTAGACTGGAAGTCCAACTCCATTGACCTAGAGCGCGTCACCTTCCGCGACGGCAACAATGTCTTGTTAGAACTGCAACGCATAGCCAACGAGAACGGCCATTATTTCTATGAGGGCCGCGACGGCAAATTGATATTCGAGGACACGCCTACGCGGAATGGCGATGACCTTATCCTCGGCCGTAATATCCTGAGCTTCGACGCCGACCAGTCGGAAGAGCACGAGAAGAGCCGGATCATCGTCAAAGGCCAGCGGACCAATAAGGCGGTCTGGGGCGAAGATGCTGTGCTCAATGTTCTCAAGTCTGCTAAAAAGAGTGGCATGGATGCTGACGTCCCGTATATAGTGCAGCACTACGGGGACGCCACGCCGGACGCTCTTGATCGGCGGGCAAAGTTCGAGGCGGATAAACGGAATGCTCAGTCTCTTCGGGTCACTGTTGACGTCTTCCATGTTCAAACGCCGTCTGGCGAACCTTGGGATTTGGGTACTCTCCACTATGTTGAAGTTCCTCCTGAGGGAATTTTTAACGTCCTGGAATGCGTCGAAATCACATACACTGTTGACGCGCAAGGCACGCTCAAGACTACCCTTACGCTTGCGCCGCCTCCTTCGTCTAACGATGGCAAGCCCGTTTCGGACAAGGCGTCGATGGGCCAGCAAAGAAGATCGCAACTCGGCGTAAATGCTTTGGATATTTGGGAGCCGTCAGACCTAGACTTCGCTGGCCAATATGCAGTTTCGGAAGAAACGATCCAGCCCAACTTCTCTGGCGGTATTCAACTCGGCGCACCACCAACTATTCTGACGGATTGACCATGACTTCTATGGAAAGCTTCCCAAGCCGCAATCGTGACATGCAGGACTTGTTCGAGCGGATGGTTTTCGGCAAACTAACTCACTTGGACACGGGCGCGGTCGTGACGCTGCGGGGCAACGGCACGCAGGATGAAGAGGTCGTTGTGCTCAACATCGGCCAAAGCATGAACCTGCCGGAGAACTTCAACACAGAAGTTTTAGTGCTGGCCTCCGGTTCCGACACCAACTTGAAGTTCGCGCTGCTGACGATCCCGCGCGACAAGCAGCGGCCATGGAAGGAAGGCACGGGCGGCATCCAGAACCCGACCGATCCGGACAAGGCCATTGAGTTCAACGACAAGCGCACGCATGTCACCGAAAACAATTTTGCCGTTGGGGACAGCGGCATCTTCGAAGTCAAAGATGGCAAGGTTTATATCCGCGCCGAACTGGTGGTCGAAGGAAGAGTAACTTCCAACGACAGGTTCAAGTCCCCCAATCCCGGTGAGAACGGCACTGAGGATATTCCAGGGTTCGAAAGCTGATGGATTGCAATGTTCAAATTCAGGGCAGGCGAAAGATTTTCTGGACCACGCAGCCCGACGCTTGTGGCGTTGTTGCTGATTGTCATAGCAATTGCGGCTCTAGCGGGCTGCGATCGTTCGTCCCACAAGGCCAGCGCGGACGCACGTTCGCAACGAATGACTATGTCAGGGGTCTAGCCCTGAACATATTGTTCACTGACGCCCGTAAGGGAGACCGCGCTTGCGGCTATCGACCGGGCGCTATCGGCGGGCACTGGTCTGATAGCTTCCGCGACGACGGCGGTCGGGCTGGCACCAATTTGCGCGATATTCCAATATCGTACAAGGTTGCCGATACGGTCAAGCTGGCGCAGGCATACATGCTTTCCGCGCTCCAGAAGCTCGTGAAGTATGGTGTTGCTCAGAACGTTTCAGTTGCGGTAAAGTACACGGGCCGCAACACTTTCCAGGCAGACATTGACATCATAAGCTCTGACGGACAGTCGACCCGCGTCGGCGTCACTGGCTCTCGGACAGAGAACTCTTGGGTTTGGGGATCGAACTAAATGGCATGCGAGATCGAACGCCCTAGCCCGCGTGTTCTATTCGAGAGCATCAAGTCGATGTTCTCTTCCAATGTGCTTGGCGGCGCTCCCATCATCCCAGAGAGCAATGAATGGTATGTCGTTTCTAACGACTACGCCATGGCAGAACAATTCTATTCCATCTCTGAGCAGGCATGGAAGGAGCGCGATCCGCGCTACGCTTGCTGCGAGAACCTTATCGACATGGCCGCGCAGGATGGCTTCTATCCGCGCCCTGCCACCTTCGCTTCCGGGTATATCCAGCTTAAAGGCGTGGCCGGAACTCAGTTGCCCGCGAGCATCGAAGTGAGCATTGCAGGGCAGCAGTTCGTGAATGCTGGCCCGGTGCCCGCACAGATCGCTCAAGACGGCACTGCGACGGTGCGCATGAGGGCGCTTGAACCGGGCACGGCGGGCAACTTACCGGCAGGCACGGCGGGCGGCAACCTCACAACGCCGATTGCCAACGTGAACAATGCCGTTACGATCTATGGCAATCAGTTTTGCGGTGGCGCGGCTGCGGAAGAGTGCGAACCGTTCCGTGCCCGCTATCTGGAACGCATGCGCTACAAGCCTAGCGTATCTCTTGACGCTGTCAAGCAGAAGCTGTTGGAATGGCCTTGCGTGACCTCGGTCTGCGAACGCGCTGGCACTTGCTGCTATGATGACACGCCCCAAGACTATGAAGGCGGCAATGCGTGCGGCAGACCTATCCGCCTGTATGCTCTGTTCGATGGCATCTTCCCGTTCGGCGCTGCCCCGGCAGAGCAAGTGCGCGAAATTAACGAATGGCTCTTTGGGGTCGTCCAAGGCGTCGGCCAAGGTCAGGTTGATTGGGGCATCACGGGCACTGTCTATCCGTTCACGGGCGGCTATGTCTCCATCGACATTGACGGCATGGCCTGCACTTCGCCAGCTACCACCAACGAAATTCGCGCACGCATAACGGAATATGTGGCGCGGCTATGCCCGTCGCAAATCCTCTACAAGCGCGACCTGGAAGCTATCGTCTCGCAGCTAATGGCAGGCACGGGCAATTATGATATCGTCATCAACAGCGAGGACGACCGCATCGTCGTAGATCAGGGCTGCGGCGACGCAAGCCCGGAATGCGATGTTCGCATTGTCCTTAACCAAATCCGCTTCACAAATCCCGGAGCTTGATAAGTGGCCGACTACACCTATCAAGATGGAATTGATGGACGAGTGGCGGTAGGCGAAATCGCAACCGACGGCTGCTGCCCTCCCGACCTTTGCTCCATCAGCCCGGAAGCCATTGCATGCGCGATGGTCAGCATCCTGCCTTCTGGTCCGCTCTGGGATAAGTCCAAAGAGCTTGCCTTGGCTTGCGGTGGCGTGTGCGATCAAAACTGCGACGCATTTGGCAACGAGCAGGACATGTGTGCAAGCCTTGTGCTGCATGCCATCTACTCGGCGCGCAAGCTGCATTATTATATCCAATCTGCCCTCTGGCCTTCGATCCGAGAGAGCAATCCGCTGACCGCATGGTCGACAATGGACAGTTGGCTGGAGCGCCTTGGCTGGCAGGACTGCTATAACACGTTCTGCCGTGATAGCTCCCTTGGCGATATCACGCCTTATGAAGTTATGGGCGAGTGCGGACTGACCTACTGCCCGCCCACTTTTTCTGAAGACCTAGAGCGGCTCTACAAGCGTGGCGTGATCACTGCCCTTTGGAGAATGCGCTTGGGGTTCACCAAGAACCTTTCGGCGCTGAACTTCATCCTCGCACCGCTCTATTCCGAACTGGTGGTTGACCCTGCATACCGACCGGGCATCGACCCCAAGCCTTGCCTTGTTCTGCGACCTACATCTGATTACGCTTCCAAGATAATAAAAGACCCGTGCCCGCGCAGTCAGACCACTGTACTAGAGCAGCAGAAACAGGTAAAACTTTATTTGACACCAGCCGACGGTTTGTGCGTAGGCGGGCCGCGCAAAGCATATCCACTGACCCTAGCCGCGCATTGCATCGTCCTGTCGCTGCTTCCGAACTGCTGCAATTTCTGCCTTAAACGGCAACCCTAAGAGGAACTTCCATGGCTGGTATCTTTCCTTCCGGCGGCACCGATCCTGCGAATACGCTGCTGGCTCAGATTGGCTCGAAACTTGTCTCCGGTTGCAAGGCGCTGTTTTATCGCGTAAACTGCAATCCGCGCTTCGATCCTGCTGCCACCAACGCGCTAATCTCTGAGATCGTAAATGCGGTCAATGCAGCGAACATCAATTACGATTGTTCCAAGCTGAACAACCTCGCCGGGGCACTGCTGGCTATGAAGACGCCAGTCGAGAACATGGACAATTACGATCTGAAATACCCGGACAATGACGACGTTCTGCGCGGCAAGTTCGACGGCGTAGAAGGGAAGACCTCTGTTCAACGGCTGTTGCGCTATGCTCCTTCCGCCATGCCTGCGGTCGCTGATATGGGCGACAACGATGTTGTGATCATCGGCACGACGCAGGAAGTCAATGGCGAAAGCATCCTGTACGGACAGCGGATCACTCTGGCCAACCTCAAGAAACTCTTTGGGGGCGCTTTCGGTTCAGACTATCGTTGGCGCAATGTCATGTCCAGCCGCACCAATGGCGTCGTGTATCGCAACACCACGGGATCGGCAATCCAGGTCTGTATTCAGGGGACGCATGACGGTGGCTATTTCTTCGTCTCTTCTGACAATGAAAATTGGGTCCGGCTTGGCACCTTCGCCGGTAACTCGCAGGAAAAGGGCTTGATCCAAGCGATCATCCCCAATGGATATTATTACCGTCTGGATGGCGGCGGCGATATCCAACTGTGGAGCGAGCTTTCTCCGAACTGATAAGGCCAACCGATGTCCAGCATTTTCCCTGACACTTCTGCCGGTGGTCTGATTGTTATCGACCATGACACGGGTATGCCGGTCGCGCAGCCTGACGTCGAAAACTCCAATTTCGCGGCGGGCTTCACGGCAAGCTGCGATGTGACCGCGTTGCCAAGCAACTGCAACGCGCGGGTCGAGCCTGCACAGATCAACGCTATTGTTGCTGAACTCGTCAATCTCTACTACTCCATGGCTCCGGCCCGTGAGTGGGATTGCAACGAGCAGGACAACATCGCCGAGGCATTTGAGCAGTTCATTCAGACGCTCGTCGGTGGTGGCGGCGGTGGCGGCATTTCCTGCGCACTGGTTGCCGACGGACAGGCTGGAGAAGAAGCCGGGGCCTATCTGCTGTATTGCAACGGCGAAACGATCCAGAAATGGTCTGTGCATGGCGACGGCGGCTTGGTCGAGTTCGTGCTCGATACGTTCTGCGGCGTTGATGAAGTCGATCTCGGCAATGACGACTATGTTCTGTTCTGCCGTGAAGGTGCGATCAAGAAGACCAATGCCCTGAACTTTCAGCTATATCTCGGCGAATGGTTGCAGGCGCGCTCCTACATCACGAACAACCTCGTGCGACGCAATGGGCGGCTGTATTCTCCGAACGCGGCTATCCCGGCTGGCACGCCGTTTGTGATTGGCACTGGCGGCGCTACTTGGTATGAGGTCAGCCCCGGCACCCATCCGCCCTACGACAGCACCGTCGCTTGGGCTGAAAATACCATCGTTACCAGACAAGGCGTTCACTACGCGGCGAACTCTGCCATTGCAGCCAATGTCCCGTTTGTCGTCGGCACGGCAGCGAACACTTGGCGGCGGGTAGAGATCAGCCAAGCCTTCATCTGGGACTATGCCGAACGGGCCTACAGCGAAGGCAGCGTTATTGCCCGCAATGGCATCCTGTATCGCTCTTTGCAGGACCTTGCGCCGGGGCCGTGGGACGAGACCAAATGGGAAGCCATCGGCGGCGAACGCTCCCGGTATCGTGGCCCGTGGGCCACGCAGAACGCCTATGTCGCAGAAGACATGGTGAAGGTGAACGGGCGGCTCTACACGGCCAACTCTGACATTCCTGCCGCTACACCTTTCATGATCGGCACTGCCGCCAATCAGTGGACGGAAGTTTCCCCAAGCTTGGGGATCGCATATTCGGCGACCGACACTTACACGGCTGGCCAGATTGTCTCCTGGAACGGCGGGCTGTATATCGCCAATGGCAATATCCCGGTCGGCATTGATCCGAGCAACATCGGTATCAGCGGCGCGTCGTGGCGCGTGTTCGGCGTTGACACGGTCATCCGGCCGTTCACCAACGTCAAGAATTACGTTGCTGGCGAAGTGATGCTCAAGGCCACCAACGCCTATCCGAACGAGAACGCTATCTGGCGCTCCCCGAACGGACAGCTTGCTGGCGATTGGGACCAGAAGGTCTTCGAGACGATTGGCGAACGCAACAAAATGCGGGGCCGGTGGAACATTGCCGATAAGTATCTCAAGGGCGACCTTGTGATCCGCTACGGCATCGAGACGCCATATGGCGTCATGTTCGAGGCAAACTCAGATATCCCGCCGAATACGCAATGGGCGGTCGGCTTTGCCGATGGCCAGTGGACAGAGCTTGACGTTGCGCCAACAGGCGGCATCAACCTGAAACTCTATATTGAGGGTCAGACTTACTCCGCTGGCGATTACGTTCTGACCCGTTGGGGCATCTACCGGGCGGAAGCTGACATTCTGGCTACGGACGATTTTGCGGACGCTGCTGGAAAATTCAGCCCGTATAACAGCGCCCGCGCGCCAATCATTCTCGATCAAGCTGCACATTCGGCAATCCGAAATCATCGCAACCAGACGATCGGTTTCAGCTACGCTGGCCCCAAGACGTATGTGCTTGGCGCTGGCATCCTTAATCCCGGTGACACGATCTCCGGTTATTCGTATAACGGACAGTTGACCTTTGCCGAGGCGGCAGGGGTGACGATCCGTTCGCCGGAGGGCCTGTCGCTGCGCGATCGGGATTACTCC